GTTTAGTTAGTAGTCAGGACAGGATTCGAACCTGTATGTGTAACTTTCTTGGCCCTTCCCCAATGGCACACTATCCACTCGTTAATTCAGCGTCTAACCAATTCCGCCACCTGACTAACTATTTTATTTTGTCCAGACTTTAGTAATAGTTACATCTACTTCCATATTGACATCCTTAACATATTTGTTACCAGATGCAATCATTATGTTTTTCATCTTTTCAGCAAACTCCTGTGCAATTTCATCAATGACTTCCACGTCAATCTGATCATGCACAGTACACAGCATTCTAGCAACTTCTTTCTTATGCATCTTGTTAGTCTCTAGTATTAGATTTCTAATGCTTATTAGAGCCTCTTTAGTAATGTCAGCACCACTACCTTGGATAGGGTGATTCATGCCATTCCTCTCAGTCTGACCTTCAATCATCATAATCTCTTTCCAAGTAGCCTTATCACCTTCCTGAACAGTAGCTCTAAGTTCTCTTGCTTTCTTTATGTCAGGATACCATCTCCTGCGCTTACACGGAGGAAATGTCACACTGTACATATTATTCTTAGCAAACTTGCCTTGATCAGCTAGCCACTTATTCAATTTAGGAAAGCTATCTGCATATACTTTAAACAAATCCTCAGCTTCTTCAATAGAGATTGACAGAGTATCAGCCAGCTTATTAGGACCCATGCCATATGGCTTACCAAAATTAATGGTCTTAGCCTTATTACGCAGATCCTTATCAGCTTTGGTAATAGTCTGTTTAAACATCATACTGCCTGCATAACAGTGCAGATCTTCTCCAGCATTCAGTACATCAATAAATCCTTTCTCCTTAGATCCATCAGCCATCAGCCTTAATTCCTGAGCTGAATAATCTATACTGATCCAGCTGAATCCTGGACTAGCTATGAAACAGTTCCTGAACTTATTATCCTGTGGCAGATTCTGCATATTAGGAGCATTCATATCCTTAGAACCAGAACTGACTCGACCAGTTGATTTAACTTGCCAGAAGTCAGTATGAATCTTCATAGTATTAGGATTGATATACTCTGTAAATGCTTCACCATAAGTACTTACAATCTTGGACACTTCTCGATATTCTTGCAGCTTCTTGAAGAAAGGATGCTTATCCACATGTTTGGATAATGTCCTATAATCAGTAGAATCTACAGTGAATCCGAGTTCTTGGAATATCTTAAGTATTTGACTAGGAGAACTATAATTAATAGTGCATTCACGCCTAACCACGTCAAACATAGTAGTTTGGACATACTTGGGTTTGTAACTCCTACTAAGGACATTATCAGTAACAACGAGATTGTCAAGCTCAGACTCAATAGTATGTTGCTTATGTTCATAATTTCTTGCATTTTGTAACCAAGCTTTGATGTCAAAGCTGATTCCGTTATACTCAATATCTGCAAAAGCTTTTACAACTTCATTCTCAAGATCTACACAATACTTTAAGTCAAACTGATCTATCTTGAACTGTTGCAAATCTTTAATCCTATGCAGATAAGCTACATCAAGAGCTGCATATTCTATCTGCTTATCAGTGAATGGCTGACTGGTAAGCTTATAGAAATCACCTCTTGTAGTCTTATCTAAATCTATATCCAAATACCTTTTGGCAAGATCTTTCAAGCCATATCCAAATGATTCATATCCTGCATGTAATACACATTCAGCCAGCATAGTATCATAGATTTTCTCCATGACTATACCAGCATGCTTCAAGAACTTATAGTCAAACTTAGCATTATGCAGTAAACATAGCTTGTTTTCTAATAGATCCTTGAACTTCTTAATGTCATTATACCTGCAATCAATTACCCATTGGTTCTTATCATCACCTATTTGTAAAGACAGAACTTTCTTTACATGAGGATCTCTACCTTGAGTCTCAGTATCAATAGCTATTGACTCATGGTCTTTAAAGTACTCTAAACAAGCTTCAACAGTAGAAAGCTTAAACAAGCCTTCTACCATTGGAGCTGGACCTACATAATAGATCATTACTTATTGTGTTTGGTTAGGAATTCCACTAAAGTTGTTACTTTACTAGACTTAAAGTATTCACTCTCTTTAAGTTCACCATTAAAATATCTCTCTTTATCTTCCCTTCTAAATGCTGTCCATACTTCAGTATAAGGACTATAATGGAACAGCCAATCATACAACGTCTCTGAGTTATTCATTTTATTGGTTATTTAAAGTTAGCAGATTACTCTGAAATGTAAATTACTGGACCAACTTCAGGTACTTGGTCTAATTGAGCATTCAATACAGAACCGTTTTCTCTGTAATATCTCCAGTTTTTAGGTCCTATAACTACCCAATCTTTATTTAACAGTTCTATCAGATTCTGAAGATTACCTGGTTTTTGTGGATGTACTGCAATAGCAATACACTCTAAATCTACATTTAAAAAGTAAACCCATAATGTATTAGTACCATCAACTCTTTTGTATACTGATCCACCATTGGCTTTATAATCAAATTCTCCATCAGGTTCTTTTTCTCTAATGAAGTTAAGATGGTCACCTATGGTTTGTGCATTACTAACGCTAAACGTTAGTATCATTAGTATTAGCAATTTAAAGCTTTTCATATCTGTTAGATTTATGTTCTGGTTTTTTGTAATCTTTACATACAACATTTCCTTTAGAGTCATAGTAGTAATCAAAGTCTCCGTAGGCTTGATAAAACTCATTAGGTATAGCTGTGTATCTTTCACAATCCTTCTTGAGAGGACAGAATTCATTGATACACATTGTGATGTTTGCCATTATTCAAAGATTTTTGTAAGTTCTTTTAATTTCTCTACTGCTGTTTCAAGATGATCCATTACATGTTTATTAGCATCTATGATCTCTTGCCTATAAGCAATTACTTCTTCTCTGGTCCTTTCCTTGGACTCAAAGCCTTCATCAGATTCAATGATCATCTTGATAACACTGGATTTATCAGCAGCTTCTGACAAACTTATTACATTATCAAGATTATCTAATGTCTCTTTATATATCGAAACTGCATGATCTGACAAATCAATAATAGCTTCTATTTCTTCTTTAGTCAGTTTAGTTTCTGACAACTGTTGTAAGATGTTCATGAGAACAGATTTATGATATTTAACAGTATACTACATATTGTAATCAATTTGAATGCAGCCCAAAACAAAACCTTGTCTATTTTGGCGCCATGACTGTGATATTTATTCATATCAGTCTCTGTAATACCCGTTTACCTTTGAATCATCATTACTATTTGTAATGACTATTAACGTAATAATGCTGCCTAACATTAATCCTGCTATCAGCCAAATGATCTCTTGTGCCATGAGGTTTTGTGTTTAATTGTTAGTTTGTGTTCCTGCTAGGAATCGAACCTAGAACCTACAACTTAGAAGGCTGTTGCTCTATCCAATTGAGCTACAGGAACTAATGTTTTAATTCAGGATTGTTAATTCAATCTCTCTGATTACTGCATCAATCTCTGATGACTCTGCTAAAATACGAATTTTCATAAGTTTTTTACACAGTTTATTTTTTCATAAATTTCATCCACACTTTCTTTAACATAATTTGTTGTTACCATTGCACCAACACTTCTTATTCTAGTACAAGGATATTTTGTTCCATTTGTTTCAGTAAATATTATTTCTGTTACCTCAATGATTTGATTTACTCCAATTAATATACTTTCTTCTTTTCTACCAGTTAATTTAATTATCGAGTTCATTTAACTATAGTTTTTATAAGAATAAAGGGAAGTCCAGACCCTCCCCTTTAATACTTAATTACGCAATAAAGTCAACTGCTGGTGACTCATTAGTTGGGATAGCAATAGGTGCAGCATCAGCTACAACAATGTGTCCACGGCTGCGGAAAGCTGCTTTTACAAGAGTTTCCCAGTTACCAGCATCACTATTGCCAAATACAACAGTGGTGAAAGTATTAACCTCACGCTCTTGAATATCTCCCGTGATACGGTCTACTGTATTCAAGATATAAGGTTGTACTGTACGAGTTACAATATCACCAAACAGGAATGACATGCGGTCAGTTCCTGCAGGAATATCATAACCATACTGCATCTTCTGGTCAAGATAAGATTCAGCATACAGATTGACGCTGGTCTCACGAGCTTGTTGATGTACTACTACTTTACCAAGTCCTGGAAGCTCCATTTCTTGAGCTTGCATTTTAGAGAATGTGCAGGTTTTGTAAGATTTACCGTTTTTGTCTGCTTTTACTTGGGTTTCTGCGGTTTTTTTGATAATTGAAGCCATTTTGTTTTGTTTTTAATTGTTTTGTTAAATAGTTGTTTAGATATCTGCATAGCTGTCTGGAACTATGCATTGTGGTCAGTACAGGTTATGAACCTGCGTCTCAATAGAATGGCTTGCCCAACCTGATAGACTATTGATGTTTTACTTTAAACTAACTGACCAATGAGTAAGATCCTCAAAAACTTACTCAATTACATCGACTGAGAATGCTAAATCAGCATACTCTATAAACATCTCAGCCATGGTATTATATTGCAGTTTAATCACTTCACTGATGAAGTTATTAATCCTGTTATTCTGATAAGATATTTCCCATTTAAAGATCTTTACCCATAAACTAGCTGGATAACCATTCCATATCTCATCAGGATTCTTCTTAAGCATTCTAATGATATTCTGCATATGCCCTATTTCGAGGAACTTAACAGGCACATACACTTTTACTCTTTGGGTAAGAATAATCTTACCATTCTCAAATTTAGGTTGAGATTTAACTCCCCATTTCATTGCACTCCGCAACTTCATAGGGTCAAATGTTTGGTCAGTGGCCATGAGGATTTGATTTAAACTGTTAAAAAATGTCATTACTGTCTCCTAAGAGATCTTTCAGTTTCTGCATGTCTTTCTTGTACTGTTGTATTCCACTGTTAGTACCGTATACAAATACCATCCAGGCAAATTCATTAGGATGGTCTGCAGCATTCCAAAGAGCTTGAAAAGTCTCTGAAATACGTTCACATTTGTCTACACAATCTACTGTTAAATTCTTAAGCTCTTCAAATCTACCTTCTGTAATACCTAAAGCATCTGTCAGATTATTGTCTTCTGACAATTCATACACTCCTGTGTAATGTTTCATTGTTTAGAGGTTTTAGACTGTTTAACACTGATTTTAACTATCTGGTACACAAAGATAGTTAGCAAGATTGGAAACATAAAGCCAATGAACTCAGCACTGACTTCAATAAATACGTCTTTTAGCATGTTTATGAGGTTTTAGGGGTTTAAATTCCGGAAGCACCGGATTATTCATTAGATTGATTTTCTAAGGAGTTTAGGTCATTCTCATTTTGCCTATCTTCAAGAGTATATCCAGCCGAATCTACTTTAGGTCCATTATCAATGATAATTTCAGTAACAATCTCACCGTCAATTAATCTTGATACAGTACAAAATTCAACTTCCATATCTTTATCAATAGTTTTCTTTAATTCATTATATTGTTCTTCATTTGCTAATGAACCACATTGAGTAGCAATACTGTTGTATCCTTTTAATCTATAAGCACCATAAGGATTTTTAAGTTCATCAATTTTCCAATCTTGCTCTACTAATTCAGATAATTTCTTATCTCTATTAATAATGGTTACAGATTTATAATACCCGCAGTTGTGACAGCTAGTATATTCTTCACCTGTTTTGTAGTAAAAGTCACAATATGCTTCCTGTTTGCAATTTGGACATTCGATATAATCTATTACACTTCCCATTTGTTTGGCATATTATTACAACTTGCCAGTTGCTTGTTAGTTAATATCTACACTATTAGGTAGTAGATTACACCTTACCAAAAAGCTTATCCTGAATGAAGTCCAAGATATAAAGTCCTGGGTTTAGCAGGTTTATGCTATATATTATCCTGGTTTTAGGGGATATAGCAGAGTTAAGGGATATTGGGTTTATTGGAGTGGACTTTATTTATGCCCAAATTAGCTTAAAAACAAGGTTTTTTAGCATAATAGAATGGGGCTAGACTACAATTAAGTAGCCTAGCACCTGAGAATGGGGCAAGAACTGATTAAATCAGTTCTATCACAGGAAGTTCACTTCCTTGGGAAGTCTTCCTGGTGGTGAATTTCAGTCTGTTGTCAGGAATTTCCACTTCTTCAGCAAGAGTCCACTCTTCTGAAGATTCAAGGAAGCCTGACTTTCTGGATTTGATAACCCTGTTACCAAATTGTTCAGAAACTTCACCTGCTAAGATTGCGAATTTAGGGTTCTTGTTGCTGACCCACATAACTTTCAGTACCATTTTGTTGAGGATTTTGAGGTTTTAATGTTAGTTTTATGCACCCGGGGTACTTGGATGCTCCAAACTAAGAGGGGGATGCCTGACAAGCAGGTCCAATCTCTCGGATATATAAAAAAATTTTTTTTCTAGGATTTAGCGGCTGTAAGGACACCCCTTAAAAACTGCTAAAATGGACAAATCTGAGATTATTGCTATAAGTATGCTAATTTTGCAAGTTATAAAGTGCTTATTATTATTAAAAAGACTGATAAATCATACCTTATAGGGTATAATAACCTTTAATGTAGGATAAATCATACCCTAAAGGGGATACTAAAATTTATTTTTCAAAACACTTGGAAATGTCAAAACCATTACATATATTTGTAACTTAACTTAAAAGCTAAAACATGAATCAATCTGTTGTAATGGGAATCATTAGACATGCACTTACCTTTGTAGGTGGTTTTCTGATTGCTAAAGGTATGATTGATGAAGCTAGTGCTTCTGAAATCTCTGGTCTGGTTATGACTGCAGTAGGTACCATCTGGGCTATTGTAGACAAGATCCAGTCTATTAAGAAATAAGGGATTGGGGGTTATCCCCCTTTTCCTTATAATAAGGCTGGGCCTATTGTAGACACTGTGACACTTCAGTTAAATCCAATAGGTCCCCCTTTAGGGAGGTAAATCCATAAATAATGGTGAGGTCCCTTTAAGATTCAAGAGCTATTGCTGGGGATTAGGCAATGATAAACAATGTAGGTACTAGGCCCCCCAGATACAGGAAACCGACGCTAGCTCAAGAGTCTTAGATAACAGTGAGATCCAAGGGTAACATCCTTCCTAGGAGAAAGTGTATTCAGTTAAAACTAATATCTATTTTATATATCTAATAACTAATAATTAAAAATGAAGTATTTTGTAATCTCCGCATTTGTAGTTTCTATTCTGGCATCTTGTAGCTCTGCCCCCGCTACTGAAGTACCAGCAGCAGATTCCATGATGGTGGACTCTATGGCATGTGACTCCCTGGATACGGTGTGTGTTATGCCTGATTCTATCCAAGCTCAGATGGATTCTCTGAAATAAGAGGTATGATATGAGACTTAAGGAAAGCAGGTTCACAATAAAAATACCTGTATATGATTCGGATATACATGTAGTGGTCACCTCAGATGTCCATAAGTCTTATACCAAACTTTGCAAAAAACTTAACTGGCTGAATCTTTTAGAGGACATTGAAGAGTCTTCTCAGGATTCAGCCTGTTTTGTTTATGGGGATGAAGAAGTTGGAGATTACTATATAATATTACCTTATGATGTGGACATATTCGTCTTATCCCATGAGATCTTACATGCAACCTTCATCATTCTGGATGACCACAATATATTGTATGACAAGAAGAACCATGAGGCATTCACATATCTCCATGGCCACATCATGGAAACAGTATACAATAAGCTTAAAGCTCTTAAATGATAAATAACCTATATACATATTTGGCTACTGTTGAAAGAGTAGTAGATGGTGATACGGCTGAACTTACTATTGATTTAGGTTTTAAAGTGATGTGGAAAGCTAACTGCAGATTCCATGGTATTAATACTCCTGAACTTACTTCTAAGGATGAGATTGAGAGAGCTAAAGCTCAGGAATCTAGGGTTGCTGTAAGCCAGTTTCTTAAGCCTAAGGATCAGGTTAAAGTGGTTAGTAAGAAGCTGGATAAATATGGTAGACCAGTAGTTGATGTGTACTGCGGTGAGAATTTTGTTGTACATTTGAACCAATGGTTATTGGACCAGGGATTGGCTAAACCTTATATGAATGATGCTACAACTTAATCCTAGTATTCCTGTATATGTCAAAAGCAAGGATGTTACAGGGGAATGCGTAGGATGGATTGACTATTCAAAAGAAGATGACCTGCTTTGGATAGTGGCTCTGGATAGTACTGGAGAAGTATGGATAGAGCCAAATAATAATATTAGACTGCTTAAAAACTATAGTATCGGGAGGATTGGTGATGGTGATAAAAGTGAAAAAGGATCAGTTGTTTGAAAGCTGGCTTAAATGGCTGGACCCTATTATCCCTTTAAAGGATATGGACAGAAGGGTTCTGGGAGCTTTGATAACATTGCATTATCTACATAAGGACAGGTATTCTGAGGATACTTTACAGGAATTGCTTATGTCTGAGGACACTAAGAAGATAATTGAGAAGAAGCTTGAGATGACTCCAAGGCAGGTGTTGAAAGCCTTTGAGCATTTTAAGGAGATGGGTATAATTACTGAAGACAATAGATTGCAGACTTCTTTGACTAAATATCCTGTTAATAACAAATTTAGAATACTTGTGGACTTTGAAATCATTGACTGATTACCCTAAACATTACATGATTGGATATGAAGAGTTTGATGAACTTATGTCTGACTATTATACCATATCCAACCAATTGGATTTTCTTCAAGATTATAACGAAGATATCAAATATGATCTATCTCTTTGTATAGGAGGTGGAGACTATATGCTAAAAATCACCATATGGAAGATATAATTGATTATCTTTGTAAGAAGCATGGGATGTCCAGAGTAGCTATGAAAGCTATTTGTGAGAGCCCATTCAGATTCATAGCTGAAGAGATGAGATCTGGTGAATTTAAGAACTTCAATGTGATAGGATTAGGTAAGTTTGCATTGAAGTCTAAGTATAAGATAGAAGAGAACTTAGAAGAATTCAAGAAGAAAAATGAAACTAAATCTAAGAGAAGTACTGGAGGGGTGGAAGAATCTGATTTGGGAGAATCCTGAAATTGAGGATCTTGCAATTGAAAGACTTGAGACTTGTGCTGAATGTGAGCAAAGGAGCAACTACCCTCAAGCAGTTAGTCTGTTTTCACAATGCATGGCTTGTGGCTGTGTGATAGAAGCTAAGACCAGATGCAAAGACTGTATATGCCCTCTGAGCAAGTGGGCCAAATGATAGAGATTGTTTATAACATTGATATTGTTCTTGAGAAGAGAGGCAAGGCCAAGGTTATAAAAAGAAACTTACCAGTCAAGAAGCTAGTGGCGGTACAGGATATAAAGAATCCTACGCAGGTGTTCAATAAAGCTGGCAGGATAATAAAGAATAAGTGTAGTATCCTTCTTAAGGATGAGGGAGAAGTAGTGATAAATAAAAGCTATGAGGCTGTAAAGAAGTTGATATCAGAGACTAAGTCTACGGTACCTCAGAAACTGATAGGATTTAAACTTAAAAAGGATAATAGATGACATTTGAAGTAGCTCTTAAAGCAGTGAAGTGCGGAGTAAGTATCAAGAGAACATCTTGGAATAAGAAGACGGTTACTCTTAGTAAAGGTGATATTTTAATGGGTAATTTTTTATTCATGACCAATGCAGCAGGAGATACTATGCCGTGGACTCCTAATCAAGCAGATCTGTTTGCCAATGATTGGGAACTTGTCTCATTAGTATAATAATTATAAACCATAATAACATGTCTAAAATTGCAGAAGGAATAAAGCCTACTTTGAATAACATTCTGGTAGAGCTAGTGAAGGAGAATAACACTTTGATTAAAGGTCCAGGTGGTGACATTGTAAGAACTCAGTCTAAAGATGCTGAGCAATACTGTAAAGTGATTGCTGTAGGATCTCAAGTTACTGATGTTCAACCTGGAGACTACGTGCTTACCAGACCAGGTAAGTCTTATGACGCTTTTGATGTAGAGGGAGTGATGTACTCTTTCATTGTAAACTTTGACATTATTTCAATTTTGTCAGCTGACGTAGTACAGTATTTTCAGAATTCAAAAGCTAAGAAATTTAATTACGCACAACCACAAGATATTAACTAAAAATGGATTACGACAAACTTAAAGCTATGGCTAAAACAGCAAAGTCCGATAACTTCGGTACCTTTTGCTCAGATCTGTTTGCATGTGCAGACATCATTAAAATTGCACATCTTAAAGCTAAAGGCCCTGGAGCATATGCACAGCATGTAGCTCTTGGAGATCTTTATGATGCTCTTACTGATATGGCAGATGATATCACTGAAACTATTCAGGGCTACAAAGGTATCCTGACTATCAGTATTCTTGCTACTTCTTATCAAGAGCCTATTGCTTATATCAAGGCTAAAAGAACTGACTTGATTGCAATGGTATCTAAAGTAGAAGGTGAGATGCCTGATGTATCTAACAAGATTCAGGATCTTATTGGTGTAATGAGCAAGACTTTGTATAAGCTTGAAAACCTTGCATAATGGATAAGTTGTTTAGTAACATATCTGTATTGCTCAAGCTCTATAAGAAAGATGAGCTTGATGAGAAGCAAGTATATGACTTGATCATAGATCAGGTTACTATGTATGTGACTCACAATCATGATTTAAATACATTGCCTAATACTAATTGGGTAAGTACAAGAACTGATGAACCTGTTCCAACTAAGTAAGAATAAAGTCGAGATTAGCCCTGCGGCTCTGACTATCAAGGAGTTCAAACAGCTTTGGTCCAGAGATAGTACTAAGAGCAAGGAGTCTGCCATTAAAGAGTTTTCCTACATCTACTTTAAGACAGATTGGAATAGCGTTTATCAGAATATGCCTGAGGATGATAGGCATGAGACTTTAAAAGAGGATCTGGATCTTGGGGAAACTTGGGAGCCAGATCACCTTTTATTGCAAGCTATTAAGAAGTATGAGGAGCTTCAGGAAACTCCCACGATGAGATATGCCAGATCAGTGCGTAAAGCATTCTGGGATATGATCACATATTTTGAGCATATTAATTATGCTGAAAGAGATGTTAAAGGTCAGCCTGTATATAAGATTCAGGATGTGACTAAAGCGATGGGAGATTCTGGTAAGTTAGTAGAAAGTGTAAAGAAGTTAGAGGCTATTGTCAAGAAAGAGCAGTTGGAATCCAGTAGGGTAAGAGCTGGCGATGAGCTAAATCCATTTGAAGATCCTGATTTAGAAATCTGATGCTGAAGGTTATTAAGACTGCTGCTGGAGATATAAAGCTTATCTATAAGGATAGGTCTTATATCATTCCTCAGGAAGTGTATGCTCTTCTTGTACAAATGATCAGCGCAGATCTATTGAAAGATGATAAACACGAATAAGTTCAGGGAGGCTGCTATGCATTTCGAGGAATTCGAGATGTATACCAAATACCCTAAGAATTCAAGATCTTATCTTAAGTTCTGGAAAGAAGAGAAGAGAAGATGTATTGAAGGATATACAACAGATGATGGTGACTTTATTACGGGTTACCATTATTTTTATTTAAACTACTGTCCAATCTATGTAGTTATACCACAGCTTGATGAGCGGGGTAACATAGTATATGGAGAAGATGGTAGGATTAAAGGTAGTAGGCAGAAGAAATTTCCTAAGTTTTGGGATGGTGACTGGCAATACTTTAATTATCTGGAAGAAGCTGAAAAGCAAGGTAAACATGGAGTAGTCCTCAAGACTCGTGGTAGAGGTTATTCTTTTAAAGGAGCTAGTATGCTTAACAGGAATTACTTTTTGATTCCTGGATCTAAATCTTATGCTATTGCAGACCAGTCAGCGTTCTTGGCTGGTGAAGACGGTATCTTATCTAAAGCTTGGGAGCAGATGTCATTTATAGATGAGCATACTGCATGGGCTAAGAAAAGACATTTTCACGATACTGATACTCACAAAAGAGCAAGTTATAAAATAGTATCAGGAGGTGTAGCTAAAGAGAAAGGCTACATGTCTGATATAATCGGAGTTACCCTTAAAAATGATGCTAACAGAGCAAGGGGTAAACGAGGTAAATTAATTCTGTTTGAGGAAGCTGGTAAGATGCCAGCACTTCTTCAAGCATGGCAAATCGCTAGGCCATCAGTGGAACAAGGCAACACCACCTTCGGACTGATGGTAGCATTTGGGACTGGAGGAACCGAGGGTGCAGACTTTGATGGTCTATCTGAGCTCTTTGACAACCCTAAGGGTTACAATGTATTAGCCGTAGATAACGTCTGGGACAAGAACCTAGAAGGCACGAAGTGCGGGTTTTTCATGCCTGAATATATGAATATGGAAGGTCATTATGACCTCGATGGTAACTCAGATGTCCAAGGATCCATCAAATCCATAGAGGAAGACAGGCAGCAGGTTATCCAGTTTACCAAAGACAAGACCGCATACCGTAGGTATGTGGCAGAGAAACCTATCAACACTATTGAGGCTAGGATGAAGCTGACGGGAAATATATTCCCGACAACTGACCTCCTCAATGTGTTGGCTAGGTTAGAAGTTAATCCTGATTATGAGGCCAGTATTTTTAAAGGGACTTTTGAAATAAACGAGGCTGGAGAACTTGAGTTTAAGGAGAATCCTAAGGCTAACGTTATTTACAACTACCCCCATAAAAAGGAGGATAATACTGATGCTGCAGTAATCATGTATGAGCCTCCTGTCAGACTAGATGATGGTACTACTCCAGGGGGTATTTATATTGCTGGAATTGACCCATATGACCATGATCAGGCTACTACTAGTTCATTGGGCAGTACTATTATAATGAATAAGCTGACTAATAAGATAGTAGCTGAATATACTGCTAGACCTAATCTGGCAAAAGAGTATTATGAGCAGGTACGCAGACTTCTTACATTCTACAATGCTAGGGCGCTTTATGAGAATGAAAGGAAAGGTATATTTGATTACTTTGAGTCTAAGCATTCTTTACATCTTCTTTGTGAGGAGCCTAGGCTTATTAAAGATGCTACTAAAACGCCTGGTGTCAATAGGAAATACGGTCTTAAAATGACTGAGCAGATTAAACGCTATGGTGAGGGGTTGATCAAAACGTGGCTTATGGATCTTGTAGACCATAAAACCTTTAAAATGAACCTTAATAACATTAGGTCCATAGCCTTGCTTAAAGAATTAGCTCAATATGATACAGATCCTAGGAAAAACTTTGACCGTGTCATGGCTTTAGTTTGCGTAATGTACCAGTTACAAGAAGAAAGAGAGTACATTCCTGATGTTGATAACAAGCCAAAGTTTGTTCCTATGCACAAAAGAGGCTTTTTCTCAGACAGGTCTCAAAGACCCCCAATGCAAAAAATTTAAATTTGCTATAGCAATTTATTAAAAATACCTTTAAATCTTAAAAGAAACTAATTCTTATTGTATTTTAGTAAATTGGCATAAAACAGATGGAAACAAGAGACCTAAAAGACATTGGATTAGTATACTTTCCCGTCCAGAAAGTTCCTTATGAAAAGAAGGATAAATCTTGGAGGGAACGCTGTGTTGATGGTGTAATCAACATTGCATATAACTATGGTAGATCCAGAAGGTCTCCTGCTAGACAAAAGCGTAGAAACTACAACCTTTTCAACAATAAAATAGATAGGGCTGATTTTGATTATGTTTTGAACCCTTTTAATTTGTCTAAGGAGAAGCTGCGTGAATTCAATTTCCCAGCTTCCCTTCAGCCCTATGATATTGTATCCCCTTATTTCCATCTGCTTTTAGGGGAAGAATCTAAACGTCTGTTTAATCCTGTTGTAAGAGCCATCAATGAAGATGCTGTATCTGAAAAACAGGAAATGAAGAAAGCTGAAATTCTTCAGTCTCTTCAACAAATGCTTATGGGAGATATTGATCCTAGTCAGATTGATCCCAATAATCCTCCTCCTACACCTGAGGAAATTATAAAGTATCAAAGTTACACTCCTAAAATGATGAGAGAATCTGTAGCAGACAAATTGCTGCAGTTTACTCTTCGTAAAGAGAATGTAAATAAGATCTTTAATGACTGTTTTAAAGATGCTCTTGTTGCTGGAGAAGAGATGGTTAGAGTCGAGAGAGTTGGCAAAGGAGTAAAAGTAACCAGAGTAAATCCCCTTGAAATCTTTTATGTACTTAATAACAACTCAGATGAGTT